AAAAGTTCCAGTTGGAGCTCCCGCTAGTTTGAGAGTAGAGCCTGATATTTGATGTTTTAGAAATGTATTTTCGGTTGCATCAAAATGATATTCTTGATAAAATTGAAGAGAATCATCGATGCAATCTTCCATTTGGTCATCATCAATATTCAATTCTACTACTGGCCAGCCAAGTTTCCGTTTACAATAATCCTTAAAAGTTGTTCTTGTAGTTGGTTGTGTCATTTCGTTGCCTCCGCAGATATTGTTATAATTCCTTCTGCCAATCGTTCTACTATTGTACCACCTGACTGTGTATATTCAACATCGTAAACATAATTTCCAGGGGAAAGAGCCGCAGTTTGAGTTGCAGTTAACGAAATTGTTACATTTGATCCTGCAACTGCGGTAGTTATTGTCTGAATATTGTTTGATGAATAGTAAGACTGACGCATCTTAGCGGCACAAGTACCTGTAGAAATAGTGACATTCTGGCTAACAGAATTTTGTGCGTAGATTACTTTTTCAAACGTGCAACCTTGATCTAATGCAATGTTTACAGTTTGTTTCTGGAGGGTCAATGCCACAATCCTTCTCCTTTTATAATAGTGTAGTTTATATAGTTGTTTCTATACTATTTATATGAAAAGAAAATCTGTGGCTATTTTGTAACTATATAATTTCCCATAACTAACACATCAATATTTGAACCTTTAAATGTTTTTATCGCGTCTTCGGGGGATTCTACTATAGGTTCTCCACCAACATTAAATGAAGTGTTCAATAATATAGGAACATTAGTTTTTTTGTTCCATTCGGTCAATAACTGAAAAATCGGTTTGTTTAATTCTTTGGTTACTGTCTGTACTCTGGCCGTTCCATCTACATGAGTTACTGCGGGTACTTGACCATCTTTTTCAGGTAAAATAGTGGCATTAAATAACATATAAGGTGAAGACTTTTTAGGAATATCATACCAATCGTGTAAATATTCTTCTAGCATGATTGGTGCATACGGTCTCCAACTTTCCCGATGTTTTACTTTTTCATTAATATAATCTTTATTGTCTTTAATAGTTGGATTTGCTAGTATAGACCTATTCCCTAAAGCTCTAGGGCCAAATTCACTTCTCCCTTGAAACCATCCGATTATTTTATTTTCCAATAAAGCATCAACAACTATTTCACATAACTTGTCAAAATTTTCATATTTTTTATATTTTATTTTCATATTCTTCTATATTATTAAGTGGATAATCGAATCCGATACAACCAATATTTTCAGGCAGTATTAAATCTTTTTCATTTTGCCACGCACAGTAAATTGCTGCACCAAAATTTAATCCATCATCATTTGGCGCTGTATTAACATGAACATCTTCATATATGCCCTCATCTATAATTTTAGAATTTGAAATGATATTTAATGCACAACCACCAGCTAGACATAATTTTTTTAATTTAGCTCTTGGATTAACATTCCTTAAATACAGTAATAAATATTTTTCAAATTGATGTTGTAACCAATTGGCTAAATCCTCTGGTGTAAACTCGTTGTTTTCACTTCTATTAATAATAATCCTCTTTAACGATTGATTACAATGTATAATTGGCATTTCCTCACCCTGTCCAGATGGCATAAAATTAAATATATCTGGGACATCAACATTAGTATAATCTCCATAAGAAGACAGTCCCATAATTTTACCAGGATGAGTTTCACGTAAAATAGGACCCATAGTCATTTTATCATCAAAATTATATTCATAATCTGTCATATCAACAGCTCTATGGAATGAAGATAGGTTTAATTTAGCTTTTGTTTTTTCCGTTTCTTCATGTACATTTTTCTCATGAGGTTTTTTATTAGTCCCAGTTTTGAGCTCATAGATCATTGATGAAAATTCTGTGTACATAGAACCAAAGATATTAAAATCATCATCTAAAAATGTTTGCTGTACAGGTTCCATTTCTTTATCATCATAATAACCATTAAAAAAAACAGAATTATTTAACCGTAAACGTATAGGAACAGGATGAAAATCTCCAGCACCGTCAAATGAAAATATATTTGCTTCAGAAAACCCAGAGCTTAAAAATGATGCTGATGCATGTGCAAGATGATGATCAACAAACATTATTTTTGCATTTGGAAATGTAAATGATAATTGTTTATTAGTATGTCCCTGCAACTTTAAACTATATGCTAACATACACGGATTGCTTACGTAAGCTACCATATCAATATCATCTTCTGTTAGATTATTCCTCAGAAGAAGCTGCTCAATAACATTTTTTGGATACCCACCATCATGCTTTAATCTTGTCAATCGTTCTTCTGACAATGAACCTATCAATTCTCCATCTACAAAAAGTGTAGCGCCTGATCCATGTACCCAATAATCTTGATGAGTAAAATCGGTAAGAAAACCAATATTACCATCCCATCCTATAGATCCGTTTATTCCTAGTATATTCATTCTAACTCACTCTGGCAAATCTTTCTTCTGCATCTATCTCGTTTACTGAACTGTCATAATCTGGTATTCCAAATGTTCTTTCACATTCATGACAATCATAACATTGTGATTTACAATTTAAAAGTATTCTATTCAACCTCTTACCCTTTTCAGATAACCAAAGTTCATCCTGTAAATATTCATCATAATACTTTTGGTAACTATCTTTTGTTAAGTTTGCTTCATCTTCTGTTGGATAAAGTAATAACCATTGATCAAAAGGAACTGCATTCAATTCATAAACATCACCAAATGATGATGCAACTAAAGGTAGCGGGTCAGTATAGAATTTTTTCTGTACTCTCAACTGTCTCATTAATTTTATATTCTTATTTTTAATATCATCTTCAGAATATTTGTTATAGAATCGGCCATCAAATCTACCAGAAGTTTTTAGTATGTCTACTCCCCCCACCTTCTTATCCAAATACTGATCTAACATTTCTTTATCAGTAGTAACCATGTCAATACCATTTCTTGGTAGTCTGTCCATTTCATCAGATTTCCAATTATTACACGAAAGAGCCGAAAGAGCATTGTCACCACCCCAATAATTTCCACCTATAACTGTAGATGACATATCATGTTCTAATTTAAAAGGACAACTATATAAACACCCCTCTGATACGAGAAGCGATGTTTTTACCGGCCTTGTTTGTCTTTGTATTAACTTATTAATTCTTCTTAACTCTTTAATGTTTCTATTTAATGAACGATCAAGAAGTATTGTATCATAACCAATTCCTATTGTATCGGCTACTTGTTGTCCATCAGATATTATATGGTTTACAGTATTCTTCCATTTCATGTTAGGACATCGATGTTGTAATTTCATTGTCCTCATTAAATGTTTGGAAGAGATTGTACAACTTCTTAATCCTCTATCATAATACTTACCAATCCATTCTACAAACTCATCTTGTAAAGTTTGTTCTAGAATCATTTCATTAGGCCATACAGTTTGATTCATTGTAAGAGAAACTTCAACTCCAAGCTCCTCTTGTATTCGGAGAAGACTATCTATATGTCCATCGGTCGCTTCTTGCCCCATAGCATTGCCGACAAATTTTCTTTGTCTCCTATATGTGTAATAAAACATTTTACCAAAGTAAATATCTTCTATTTCATCTAAAATAGATTGTGGGGTATTTTTCAAAACCAAATAATAATGATTAGGAAAATCCTTCATATCCTTTTCAGGATGGGCAATAGAAAATCGTTTTTTAAAATTCATTCTTCTTCTGCTAGTTCGTTATGATTTTTTTTAAATGAGATATCATATATTCCCACTTCTTTTTTTGCTTTAATATATTTTGATATTATGGGATCACTCATTTTATTTATGTTCTGAGTACTGTGAGTTAATTTCAACGTTTTGTTGTCTTTCCACGGCGTTGCCTCACTTAGTAAGAAATCATTCATTGTATCATATTTAATAAAATCTTCAATTGCATCGAACTGTTTTTTTGATGCTTCTGCGGTTTTATCTACAATATATTTCCTAGTCATATCATCATAGAACAGGTTTTGAATTAACCGCCCACCTTTATGCTTATCCTTGAAACTTGGAAAATCGGGTCTATGTAAAATGTGACCATAATAACAATTTAGTGTATTACATTTTCCAGAGGATCGGCCTACTGTTTTAAGATGAGAATCTGCACCTTTTGGAAAAGTAGCAGATGCCCCACTTAACGGACGAGTCATATGATGAATATCTTTATACATCATAAGTTCTGTACCAATATGGTCTTCTAAATGTAAAACACCGTTTAAAATTTTTTCGTCATTATCTTGAATGTCAAAATGTCCATCATTATGCCGGTGAAAAGTCATTGCATCATCAGACATAAATGAAAACATGGCGATATAATCTTGAGGATAATGCGTGAAATGCCGACCATAAACATTTCCGATAATTTCAGTAAGAGTTTCAGTTACAACGGCGGAAATTGAAGCGTAAGTACGAGATACTGGAGCATAATTCACAATACTGGCCGCGTTTGTATATTGTAGAGATTCCGCATATTCTTTTACCCGTTCAGGAAATAGATATACATCATGTAGAGTGATGAAATAATTGAAAGGTTCTGGATATTCTTCACCTAGATCTAATTTAACAATTTCTACACGATCCTTTAGTCCTGGTTTAATAGGAAAAATTTCTTGAAAATTAATATAATTTATTCTATTATGTACTCTGGTGAATATAGAGCCTTTAGCCATAACACTCTTTCCTAATTGTTTCTAAAATATCTACAGGGTCTATATCAATACAAATATCATTTTCACATATTAGATTAGTTTGAAAACTATATCCAATCTTTTCTGGACGTGTTTCTGTTTTATTATAAAGAGCTATTGTTTTTGTATCGGTACATGCCGCCAAATGCTTTAGTGAAGAATCTATACTAATAACAAATTCTGAATCATTAATAATTGGTAGTATATTTAATAGTCCGTCTTCAGTATTGGCTTTAAATGTTATAGTATCGGATGGTTTTGGCTCGGTTTCCAGTCGAAAACAAATCACATCTAAATCAAATTCATTTCTAATTTTAGATAACAATTTTTGAACGAGATCAAGTCTATAATCTCTTGGAATAATTATATTATTACCTTGTTGCCCGTACCCACCATTAACTTGAACTACACAATATTTTTTTTCAGGTGGATCACAAGTTTCATCTGGAGATATGGAATAAAATGTGTGGCCGTGATCAATGTTCATTATCGGCACATACGGTTTATTGATAACAGGTTCTATGTCTAACCCCTGTGCCCAATCATCAACCATGTGTATGTTTTCATCTATAATATAATTAGAATAATAAGGTTCGTGGTAAATAATGTTGTCATATTTTGTTAGATGTGGATGTAATTTCCAACCAAACTGTCTATCAAACGGCTCAACTCCGTCAATTTGTTTATTGTAACGAAATATAAAAGGCCAGGGAGTCATTACAGAAATCTTTTCAACTCCATCTTTTTTACACAGAGATGGAATTAATGAGGTGAAAAGAATATTTTTTCCCAATCCTCCATGTACGACATATAAATTTTTCATATTGAATTTATCTCATGTACTACTTCAGCCATAAGTGGCCAAACATCTTCCTTAACATTGTCAGGCATAAGGCAACAGTTTTGATTTTGCTCATTTGGAACAATGAAACCTCCCAAATCAATACAAGGAGGTTTACCACAATGCCGTATTGCTTCCAAATTTATATTGTGCTCATGTCCATGTGTGTTAGAATTAGAACTACCCCATATCACAATACCTTTTTTATTTGAATGTAATGATAAATGAGCAACAATTGAATCAATAACGACAAATGTATCTGTGCGTTCAAGCAAATATGCAACTTGTCGAAGATTAAGCTCATCTCTTAAATCAATACAATTCTCGGCATGAATCTCGTAATCTGGAACTATTCTGGAAGGTCTATCAATAGGTGGTTCCTGTTTTGTACCAACTTGAATAAAGTTAGCATCAGGTAATTCTGTTGTTAAATTATACCACCACTCATAATCGGGAGTTTTACCATAGGGAAATTTATAGGAATGTCCTGTGTGTAGAACGATGTTGGTTTTGTCTTTTGGAAGTATTTGATCCACTTGATATTTTTCCGCCAGCGTCACCTCTAATCTAAAAATTTCATAAAATTTGGATCTATTTAATGTAATATCTAAATTCTCAGAAACAATTTCCCAGAAATGTTTTTTGGGGGGATAGAATAAAGTGATACCCTGTTTTTGAATATCCCAGTTATAAACTCTATCAAAACGATTTATTGGAAAATCAGAGTCAACAATATTTTCATAATTATCAAACCATTTTTTATTATATGCAATATCTTTTATTGTATCATTTGATAATAAAGTAATATTGTCATTTTTGTGCTTGGTTCTTAATGCGTCAAATATGGGAAATAGTAGATAAAAATCACCCAAACCACATGAATCGTGGTAATAGTATAAAATATTTTTTGTATTATTCATAATAAATCAACCTTTGAAATAATCAAAATTTATAACAACTCTTGTTTTTTCATCTGTACATGATGTTCCACGATGTTTCAAGTTGGCGGGGAAAGTGACCATTCTATTTGCAACACTTTTAACTATAGTGTTTTCCATTTCAATTCTTCCATCCTGAAATTCAGTATACCCATTATTAGTGTTCAAATAAAAAATAGATGTTGTCAATTGGCTTAATTTTTCATTTGATATATCACCTATATCATAATGAAAATTATTTTCAACAATATTCGGTGTTATAGTAAGTAAATTTGCTTTTATACGCCATAATGATATTGGATTTATTATTTCCAATATAGGATTTAAATTGTGATAATATGGAGAACACGGAGAATGGTTGGTATAAAAGCAATGGATAAACTGATATTTGTCTACATCCTCTGCATAATCAATCATAGAATTATAATACCACGAAAAATTCGCACCAAGAATCAACTCTTGTAATTCATCAAATTGTTCTTGATTCACAAAATTATCTATAACTTTCATTATGTATTTATCACTTAATATTTTTACTTACCCAATAACCGAGCCTGAACTCCTGCTACCTGGCTCACCTGCGCCTTCGGTGATGCTGAATGTGAATTCTCCTTCTTCTCGTTCAAGAGTTTTATCATATACATCGAGGTGATCAATTTTACAAATGATTGGGGGTAAATCTCCAACAGAGCGAGTTACTACTCTCCAGCCTTCAGGAAATTCTGGATATTCTAATCCTTGTAGTAACATTTCTGCGAATTCATTCGTACGCATATTGTCTATGGAGCCGTGGGCAATATCATACCAAGCCGCTCTATACGCTGTGAACGCTGCTACTTCGGCTTCTGTTAGTCGTCTAGGGTTATCGGGCGCTACCATTGAATTCGTTAACTCCAGTTCAGAACAAAATCTTAGATGAAGCTTATAACGAATATCACTAAATGTATTATACTCGCCGGGCTCGATTGAAGTGGCCATTTTATCTTCTCCTTAAAAATTAAATTATTATTATTATTTATTCGTTATATTTATTAACACTGCTCTTCTTCATAATATAACCATGTAGTTACTGTAAAAGATGCAGGTACAATTTGGGTCCACGAAGCACTTCCAGCAACAGCAATGGCTTTACATTGTGCAGAATATCCCCTTGCGGTTCCATATCCATAACCGAAACCAAAGCCATAACCATAACCAAATCCATATCCGTATCCTCCTAGTCCACAATATCTTGCACAATACTGAGCACAATAATGTGCACAATATCTTGCACAATAATGAGCACAGTATTGAGCACAACCTTGTGCTCGCCAGTAAGCACCCCCATGATTACAGAATACGCCACCACTTGTTCCGCTATCGGCTGCACCTTCAGTACCACTATCTACTCCACCGGAAGTACCACTCTCGGTTGCGAATCTCTCACTTACGTTTGTCGCCGCTACTGCTTCTGCTTGTACTGCTCCTATAGCCATCGTTGCAGCCTCGACAAGTTTACAAACTCCGTGTGCTATCCATGTTCTTCCTACTGGGACGCTAGAGGTTGAAATTGATGGTAATGATGCATTATTAATGGAAGCTTTAAATACAACTCCCTCGACTTCTCCTGTTCTTCCTTTCGCTCCTACAATACCTGACATAAACCTTTAACTCCTTATGTGTTTATTATTTTGGTTTAACAAACCTCTTCTTCGTAATATAACCATGTAGTTACTGTAAATCCTGCAGGGACAATTTGAGTCCACGTTCCACTTCCATGAACACCAATTGCGGTACAGTCTGCGGAATATCCTCTGGCTGTTCCATATCCATAACCGAAACCAAAGCCGTATCCGTATCCAAAACCATATCCATATCCCGCTAATCCACAATATCTACCACAATAGTGTGCACAATAGTGGGCGCAGTATCTTGCACAATAATGGGCACAATATTGAGCACAACCTTGTGCTCGCCATGCATGTCCTCCATGATTACAGAATATTCCACCACTTGTTCCGCTGTCTGCAGCACCTTCAGTACCACTATCTACTCCGGACTCTGTACCACCTTCGGCTTCACCTCTAGCAATTGCGGTAGCTGTTGCAACAGCTGTTGACTGTACGGAGGACGCGACATAAGCTGCGGCCTCAACTGTTTTTGCAACTCCATACGCTATCCAAGTTTTACCTTTTGGGACACTAGAAGCTGTAATTGAAGGTAAGGTTGCACTAGCAATAGAGGCTTTAAATATTTTCTGTGCGTGTGCTCCTATTTCTCCTGTTTTACCTCTTGCCATTTATTAACTCCAGTCCTGATCGATATATGATACCACGATGTCTATGTCACAAGCTCCATTAGATTTAAATATTAATTCATCCGTTCCTGTTAATACGACCCGGTCATTGAATATAAAAGTTTTATTTGCATTTACTGATGTATCTGAAAGAATTTCATAATCTGTTGCACCGCCGTCATCAGCTATGAACAAGTTAAAAATTTCAGCTGCTCCTGCGGTTTCACAAACCGAAATACTTATAACGGTATATACGTGGTTCGCAACACCGTCAATCAGTTTGGCTTCTGTTGTATCGGTGACGGTGAACAATGCGTTCTTTAGTACTTCCGTTCCAGATCCGCTGGGAATTGCCATTTGGTGTTCTCCTTTATCTTGTTATTCAATACTATTTATAATTGGTTTTTCAATACTATTTATTATAATCCTAATGCCAATGTGGCATGCGTCATTTGATGATACGCTGAATACCCGCCCTTAACACTTAATTTTCCTGTAATTGTTGTTGCGCCGATTTCATCAATTTTCATCCGTTGTGTTCCTTGAGTATAAAAATCTAAATCATCATTATCTGCTCCTGCTGATGTTTCTGCAAGAATTTTTGTATCTTGGTCAACATCAATAAGTCCACCAAGCCCGGCCCATGTTGCTCCACTATATCCTTCAAAAGAACTTGTTGTAGTATTATATCTTATACCACCCTGTACAGAAGGACCTCTATTGGAAGTTGTTCCAACTGGAACAACTATTGTTGATGTTCCGATAAATTTTGCTACACAATTCGTAGAATCTTGTGTTACTACAAGTGGAACTGCTGCGACTGCCAAAGCATTATCATTTGTAATCGTTACTAAAGTTCTTGTATCAGTTTCAGCAGAATCTGAAGTAAGAGCCATCATTGCACCAGTAGTTAATCCGTCCATTGACATATTAATACCAGTTCCAGTAGTGGCCGCATCGGCCGTAACATCAATAACTTTTCCTGTTAATACACCAACAGAGGATACTTCTAATGTTGTTCCACTAGTACTAATAGCTGCAATCTTAGCGGTATTTGTTGTGGTTATTTCTGCATCAATTTCAAGTGCATATCCACCTGCCGCAAGATCAGTATTAATAAATATTCCTCTACCAGCATCAGCTTGTACTGTAAGTGCAGTAGCACCTACTGCGGAGGAATGATTTTGAATTATACTTGCAATACTTCTTGTACCAGTATCAGAAGAATCAGAATCAACTTTAAAGGCTGTACCTGTAACAAGTCCATCTGCTGATATACTCATTGCAGTTGAAGTTGTTGCCGCATCAAAATTAAAATCTACTACAGTAGTGCTAACCTGTTCTGCATCAATTTCAAGTGCTGGGCCTCCTGCTGCAAGATCAGTATTAATGAATATACCCTTACCTGCATCAGCTTGTACAGTAAGTGCTGTTGCTCCAGTTGCAGATGCATGATTTTGAATAATCTCTACAATACTTCTTGTACTAGTATCACCTGAATTAGAATCAACATAAATTGCTGATCCAGTAGTGAGTGCATCTGCAGAAATATCAAGAACTTTAGCTGCGGCTACAGAATCTGCAACGATGTCAACAACATCTGCGGTAGTTTGACTGGCGGTAATACTTAATGCTATTTGATCTGCATCTTCTGCGGTAATTGAAACGGCGGTTTTTCCTGAATCGGTCTTTTGTGTTATACCTGCATGACCTACCCAAACATTTGCCCATTGCATTGTAGTATTACCAATATTAAAAGTAAGATTGGCATTTGGAATTAGGCTGGAATTAATATCTGCGGTGAATGTTACTTGGTCTGTGGTTGCATCACCAAAAATAAGATTACCACTTATTGTAGTATCTCCATCTGTTGTAAGATTTCCATGTATTCTTAAATTTTCTCCAATCACTACCGATTTGGCAATACCCACACCTCCTGCAGTGATAATAGAACCAGTAGTATTACTCGTAGAATTTGTAGTGTCAAGTAACTTGATGAAATTACTCATTCCATCAGCTTGCGTACCAACAATTAATTCATTTGTTTTGATTCTCCATTGATCAAAGGTATCTGTTAATGCGACATTGGCACTCATGGTTTATGACTCCTATTTATTTAAAAATTCTGTAAGAAGAGTTTTAATTTCAAGCATTTCTACTCTTATTGTTGTGAGTTCTTCAACTTGGCCTCTTAATATATTTATATCACTTTGTTGTTTATGAAAATACATTCGTTCTCGTCTATGATGTTGTAAAGCATTGTAATCTGTATTCAATAATGCCTTCGAATGGGTATCCCTCATAAATCTAGAATCTTCTGTTTGTACAATTGACATATTAATCTAGTGCGATTGCTCGCATATCCTTTACTCTTGGCATATCGTATGTAGTGTCTGCAACTAATGCTATCTTAACTGCAAATATTTTATAGGTTTCATATCGTACACTATTCGATGTATATGCTGTGGTATCATTTGGAGTTTTGTAAATATACTCCACGATATCATCTTTCCCTTTAGAAATTGTTCCAGAAGAAGTCTCTTGCGTCATTAATATATAGTTTTTCAAATCAAAATCATCTGGGTCATCCCCGTTCTTAACTTTATAATATACATGAACATCTGTACCTAAAGGTTTATATGAATTTATGACAATTTTTAGATCTGAAGCATCGAAACCATCTTTAAGAGTGACCCTTCGTGAAATATATTTTGCTGATATTGGCCCACCACTATTTCTTTCTTCTCCTGTACATTGTACTGCTGTATTAATTGATCCGGCCCCAGTAACGGTTGACATTGTGATAGTTGGATTTGTAACATATCCTGAACCAGTATCAACTACTACAACGTTTGAAACATATCCATTAGAAACCAAGATTGTCATCTTAGTATTACTTCCAGCTAATCCAGTTACTGCATTTGTTTGTGCATTTGGATTTGCCCATATCAAGTCTCCATTAGCAAATGCCGTAGTGCCAGCAGTTGGTGTACCGCCCGGAGTAGGAATAGTTTTATTATTTGCATTCGTTTTAATAGTAACAGAAGAAACGTTCTTTGTAACATCACCATCCAAGTGAGTGACAGCTGAAACAATACCATAGACACCACTATTTTCTGCAAGTGTATGTATACTATTACCATAAACATTACACATCACAGCTTCACCAACGATAAATGCTCCGGGATTACTACCATCAACCGTATATCCACCATTTGCACTTGAAATTGTAGTAGAATTCGAATTAACATTCATTGTTATTTCAACATGAACGTTTGCTGTTGCAGTATTTGTAGTTCCACCACTTGTTATCGTTGCGGTATATGCCGATGACATAACATTTGTATAACCGGCTCCTTTAGTTGTTATTGAAAAATCTGGACTTGAAAGTGCAGCGTTGTCAATAACATTTTCGACAGAAATTAAATTCAAACGATCAACATCAATAACAGGCGTAACATGAGAATTAGAAGATTTCATTTCTGCTCTAATTCTAAAAGATCCATTAGTATATGCGAGTACTCTTTTTCTATCTGTTAATTCATAGTTCTGATCTGGACTAAATTTGATATAGGCTGCAGATCCTTCAGTACCATCAGCTAATGTAAATGTACTATTAGATGCTGCATATTTCCATTGTACTTCTGTATCACTAAAATCTATAGTAGAAGTTCCAACTTTAATTACATCTGCAAATACGTTTGCTGTATTACCTGTGGCAGAATTTGCAGCGGTAATAAATTTTGCAAAGTTATTACTACCACCCCCACCTATATCGAAATCGGCTCTTTGCATAGAGAACATTACGTACTTATTTGGATCTTCTTCCCAAACTCCTGCATTTTGTGGTTTATAAAAAGAACCAACAAATGAAGGTTTGGATATTTTAGCAATAGATCCCGTAGATGTTTTCCCTTCTTCTGCCATGTGTATAATATATTCTGTACTATTTGATGTAAGGACTACTGCATATTCATCAGGCGTCAAGAAAACAGGAGAGTCAAATTCAAATGTTGTTTTTGTAGTCGTATTTGCAACTGCGGAGTTTGCGACAGTTGAGACCTGTATTCTATCTGGATTTAATGAAACTTCACTAAATGGGAGTACTTTAGAAGCACTTGGAAATCCGTTAACAACTGGACGTAATTGTAATTTAATTGGAAGATTAGTATCCTTTGCATAGAAATGTAAGGTAACATTTCTTAAGAACACCCCTTTTGGAAATGCATTGGGGTCAACATGAAATGTTTGACATAATGGATTAACCCAATTTGATTTTTCTGTTGCCCGTGAAGTAGTATCTCTGACAATTGCTATATCATTAGGAAGTTCTCTTTGATTTATAGTTTCTCTTGTTGAAATTAACAATTGTTCACGGCTTTGTAGAATTCCTTTTGCTGCAAATGTTGATTCTGATGAAGTAACAGTAGCAGAAACATTATTAAGTGCATTATCTGTAATTCTAAGAAGTTTATTTCCCGATCTCCAAGTTGCATCTGCAAGATGAAATTCTCCAGCAATCCGGCCAGAGTCATCCGTTTGCATAATACCATTAGCTACTCCAACGGAATAATGAAATCTCGTTGAAACGTTTGCTGTTGCAGTACTTGTTAATCCTTCTACGTTATTCGCTACAGTAAATACGTGAGTAGCATCACCAATAGTTCCTACTCCAAACGATTCACGTTGACCTTCTGGAAGAGAATTAGCTGATCCATATTGAGATCCATCAGTTGCGGCAGTATTTCCTGTTATATTTGAAATAAAAACTGTAGCAGTATTATTAAACGTATTAGAGGCTAAGAAAATTGTTCCATAGTTATTTGCACCGTCCTTAAGTGTTTCCCCTACTGTAAAAGCTCCATTAACAGAAATAAGTGTCAATTTACTCGCGGGTCTTATAACTGAAGATACATCAGTTTCACTAAAATATACATAAACATTAGTAAGTGGTTGTAATCCTGAGGCTGCGAATTGAACAGTTTGCCCTCTTACATACGGTACAATCGTTGAATCAACAACCTTATTACCTATCGATTTAAGAACTGATTCTGGCGGAGTATTGGCACTAATTCCAACTCTTGACTTAGAATCGGTCATCTCCGCTGTACTTCTATTTGCTTTACCTGTTTTACCTACTTTATCTACACCAGATTGTGGTTGTTCAGTTACTTGTTTCCCTGTCCAGTTAGTACTCCAATCATCATACTGAGAACCAAATCCTGTTCGGCCAGTAGACGGACTTAATGCCCAATTATCATTCTGACTTTCTAAGTTTGTTGTAACATCAGGTCTTACTCCTTGTGAAAACCATGTATCAGAAATAGGATATGTTTTTATTGTACCAATCCAGTTTGTAATATTAAAAGGATTGAGGGATTGAGTACCGCTTGAAAGTGGTTGTACAATAAAATCTGTATCGGTATAAGGTAAAGTAATTAGATCACCAGTCTTTGTTACGTTATTACTATATCCTAAACTATATGTAAGCCGGTGGTTATCATAGTAAAACCCCGGTCTCATTTCTTTCTTTGCATATTCTACTGAAATGTTATAATCATCATTCATCACATCACCTACTGAGTGACCACTAAAGGAATCAACCAATATACCATTTTTGAACGCGGTTCCGGTTGGATTGAATAATGAATCTCGTGCTCCTCCAGTAGAAAAGTCTCTTGCGGCAGTTTCTTTTTCTAGTATAGTTAAGGCAGTATAAAATTCTATTCTTTCAATTCTCTTTTCTAATTTACCAATGTCTCTCATGGTAAATCGTTTATTATCAACGTATCGTGTAGTGATATCAGAAAGAGAGAAGGTGTATGCCGGCAAAGTCAATGAATACAATGTCATCGAATCTTCATCATCTGGAGGTGCTACTGGATTAAGGCCAGATTCTCCTCTAAGTGTCTTAAATTTTCTATCTTTGGTAAGTGCTATTTTATCTACTCTTGACAAATAATAACTGAAAGATGAAGTAATTGTACCATCTGGATCAGGAGTTGGAATTCCTTCAATTGCTAATGTGTCTCCCATATCATTTGTTGCATTTTCCCTTCTCGGGCGTAAATCAATTGCATCTCTTAGATTAACTGTAGCTCCTGTTGAGGGGCTAGTAAAATCTGGAATTACACCATAACTAAACGGTAACGTGCTTGCTGCATCTACTTTATTATAAGATCCTGTTGTTGGATATGAATCTACAGAATGATAACCTTCACCACCATCCCAATCAAAGTAATCAACCACAACCATAATTTTACCTGCGGGTCCCGGCTGTCCGGCCTTTAATTTAATAATACCATGATCATAGAAGTTATCTTTTTGTCCTGATTCGAATGTGTATCTATCAGAAATATTATTGGCCGTTGCCACCATCATTGCAGCTGTGACATGGATAAATGGTTGTCCTGAATCAACAACTTTTACCAAATTAAATGAATCCGAAACAGGAATAGAATCCGTTCCGGTTTGTGTCTGATTTGGAGTTTCAAAATAAAACTGACCTCCTGCTACAGAAGTTATAGGTACTGCGGGAGATCCAGTAGTTGCAACAATAGCTGATCCGTTTCCTGAAACCAATGTTTTTGTTCTTGGCCCCGGCTCTTTCTTTACAGAAGAACTTTCTACAGTATAAACAATATCTGCTACAAAAACAGCACTAGTGTTACAATATATGTCTACTGATTGTCTTGTACCATTAACCGTGACCGGCCTAATTGTTGCACCTGCATCATTAACTGCTCCTAAGTCAAGATAATTTCCTGTTGTCATTAATCTAGCTTCTGTTGCTGTTGCAGTTGGAATTGTGGCAGTAGAAGAAACTGCATTAACAAATGTTTGAGCAGAATTGGGGGTCTTAACAACTACAATGAAATTTTCTTTTGCATTTGTTGTAGATAAAGTACCACCACTAGGCATAAACCGATAATTAGGATTAGATAACGTAATTGTTAATTTTCCAGACGCGTCTGACGAAAGTGCTTTCTCAACTTTCTTAAATGAATAACTAACTGTATTACCTGTTCCTGAAGTTTCTTTAATAGGGCTTTGAGGTAATGGGAAGACAAGAGTATTCTTATCTGTATTACCTAAGATTGTATTACCTGAACCACTACTATTATATTTTCCTGTGTCTGCAATATCGGCGTGAGTATTAACAGTAGGGGGAGCTCCTAATATTGCAGTAGATATATTTTCTACATCTTTAATTTTAAAATCTATTTCATAAGTAGTATTAGCAATGGTTGCTTGACTCAATACAGAATTAGCTATAACATAATTTCCAGAATCCATCAACAATACTTTATCACCAGCAACTCCTGTGGCATCTTCTAAAAGAATTATATCACCTGCACTCATACCAGAAGTAGATGATTCCCCCGTAACAAAATTGACTTGAGAATAATAATCATCAATAATTCTAACATCATTTGAAACATCAATTCCATTTGTTGTATTAATTGTAATACTTGCACCTGTATATGCATCATTAACATAAGAAGTAGAATCAGCGTTTAATTGAACTATTCTTGTATTAGCATCTTGAGTCTCAACTGTACCTGTGATATTATTTGAAGTATTAACATCCCAGAGATATAGTCTATAATTAGAATGATTTGTATCTGCGTATGCTGAATTTCCAGAAGTTGTATCCCAATCCATACTGCGGACTCTTGCTGTTCCAACTTGAGTAGCCGCGAATGTGGTATTATTAGTTAAGTTAATCGAGGCAAAAGGAACTGAATGCATTTGACAAACTTCAGAAGAACCAACATCAAATAAACTACTGGCAGTATCAACTACAAGATAGTTTCCTATTTCTGAGGTCATACTATAACTAGTAACAGATTCAGTATCCCTACCTTTATCTACATCAAGATATTGAGTATCGATACTCTCATATTCATAACCTTTTACATAAGCCTTACCTGCATCCATACCAGCAGAAATTTCAGACTCGTTGTAAATTATTGCACCGCCTGTATTTGTGGGGAGAGTGGTCTGTACTGTTAATCTTGTATTATTAGCAACTGCAGTTACAGTTGAAGTTGTAGTATTAGATCCAATGTAAAGCTCATCTCCTACATCTACTTCAGTTAAGAAAAGAGTATTATTTCCATGTACCGTAGTACCATCAACACCTGATGCCACAGTTAATCCTGAAATTCCTCTATGAATTTTTAGATCTAAATTAAATGGAGTGATTGTATAGTCACCAGACTCATCAAATGTTCGCCTTGCCAAAGTTTTTTCAAGTTCCCCATACATGGGATACTTAACTTCTTCATTTTTAATACCACTTATAACTTTTAACAGCTGAATAAAATTTTCATCTGCGAGTTGTAAAACTGGATCTGTTGAGGTAAGTGCTTTGTTTTTTAGAGCTAATTCAATCTTATATCTTGCAGCACCTGGTGCAGCATAGTTATAAGTACCTGAAGCTGGATCAAGTAATAGGGGATCATCATCACTTGTTTTTGTTGATTCTGTAATTTCTAATCCAATTCTCCCAGAAGGAGTTTTGGAATAGGCATCCATGATTATAGTATTTGCGGAAGTAAAGAGGAAGAATCCACCAACATAAAATACACCTGTATCGACACTAACAACTGAACCATTACCAGTAGCTCCAGTAATACCAGAAGGTCCTGCAGCACTAACAACTGTTGCTTGTACAGTACCGGCCGCGATTGTTTCTCCGTCATCGAAAGTATCACCTGACAAGTAATGAAACATTAACGTAGGTTGAGTACTGGAGGTGGCTGCCTGCGAAGCCACGATCCGTGCTCGTGCATTGGAAGTTGCACCAATAACAGTAGTTCCAGAAAAGGAGGCAGCATTAATATTTTCCCCCGATTCTTGAGTTTCTAGCTTAAGAGATTTAACTTCAGTATCTAAAGTTACTTCTCCGCCAAAAACTTTACTACCGTCTTTGAACATATGTTGACCATATCTTTCAATTTGTGTTTGAAGTATGGTCTGTAGTTGTGTTACTTCCCTTGCCTGAACGGCATACCCAGGTCTAAAAAGAATACGATAATAATTACTATTTTCGTCATAATCATCATAATACGGCGTAACATTGAAATTTGTAGAAAGTGGCATTCAATCTTCCTCTAGTATAAAATGATTAGAATTCAATAATTAACTTAACATCTTCTATTTGGTCATCAGCTCTTGTTACCGGTGAACGGTTTTCTATGTAGAGGACATCTCCAGAAAATTTCTCGAAATCACCACCAACTACACCATTAGTGTTTGCTGATCCTCCACCAGCTCCCGTAAAAGTTTCATTTACTTGAAATGATCCGGCAATGGCGTCATATCCAACAGTAGTGTTTGCTCCCATAGTAACATCAACTAATCTTAGAGTTGTGTTATTTTTGAAGTCAACAACTTTACCAGTTGCAGCTGACTGTGATGCAGTTACAAGTTCATCTTCTGCAAATGCTGTACTATTCCAAGATTGAACTGTTATAGTTACACATTGGTCAATAGTTGTTGCTGTTGCAACATCACCATTAGCATATAAGGGTTGAGCTACGAGCCCTATCTTACGGAAATCATTGTTTGTAGTAAAGTTTCCAGACTCTCCATATTCCAATCGACTATTAACCATTACAAAGAACCCACCTAATTCTTCAACTGCATCATCACCATGTCCACCACGTGGGCCGATGATTGGTGAAACAGCTCCAGAAGAACCCGCGTTTGTAATAACTGTCGCTACAGCGTTACCATAATTGTTACCACCGGCAACCACTAAGATATCTCCAATAACTCCAGATGCAGTATTGGTTGCGCGAACGTTTGCTCCATGTCCATCACCCGTGATAGTAATCTTAGGACCGATAGAATATCCGTCACCGTCTGCTGGAACGTTGGCACTTGCTAATGCAGGTGTCCAAGTTACAACATCAGTACCGGCTTGGAAATCTGTAATCGTTCCACCTTTACCTGTAACACCACTTGCGGCGTCTGAAGTAAAGTAAATATCGTTGTTAACGATTTGATCAGTAGCCAAACCCGTACCTGAAATTTTACAGGTAGTTGTGGTTTCTGTGTGTCCTGATTGAACTGTTCCGGTTTCAAATGTATAAGCACTTCCACCGGTTGTAACATGAACCACTTCAATGGCTCCATTACCTGAAGTATTTGCTGCAATTTCAACATCGTATTGAAAAGATGAATCAGTAGTATTTGCAATCGCGTTATTTGATTTACGTACACGCTGTGTAGGTATATAACTAGGCGTTACAAATTTAAGAGCTCTTGCGGCTGAGATCTGATACATGAACTTCCATTTATAACTATCAGCAGTTGTGATAATGGCTGTTCCTGTTCCAGTAGGTTTAGTTGTAGATGTTCCACCAGCGTTGTTGTTGGCAAGACATTTATACACATTATAGTCATCTGTCATCACGTAAAATTGTTGATCGAACAAAGAATTATTAGCATGACTATATGCATAATAGTTTGATCCTGTTGTCCAATTATAACGTGGTGCTACATGACTTACATCTGTAGATCCGATTTTCTTGGCTGCAATCATATCTCTCCAGTGATTGTAGACCGTATTAGAAACAGAATCAGTAGGTGTAGGTGGGGCCGTATCATCGGCCCAAGCAGTTACTTTACCAATAAATAAGTACATATTAGTATTAAGTAACCCGCTTGCATCAGTTACAGCTACGCCAGATGTTGTAGATACTTCATCAAAAGCCTCTACAAACTGTTTAGCGTTATGAATTCTGAATTTGTTGGTTACTATAGCAGGCATTTTGTTTTCCTTCCAAAAATTGCAATTTTATTATAGTTTAACTTCTTATTATATTTATATGATTTAAAATATTATTTATACGAAACAACGGCGGTAGATTCGTAATCCGTTGTGTGTTTCCAGAAAGGCACCAAATCCGTACCTTCCCAATGTTTTCTTGTTACTGTTAAGGTATCATCATCAGTAATTGAAGCTATTTTGAATTCTCCTTTTTCAGTATGAACCATCTTATCACCAGTTTCTAAAAGGAGGGCGACTCCTTCAGTAAATTCCGAAATTTCTATAAGTAACTGTCCGCTATCATCTTCCAAAGCGATACCTTTACCATAATCAGAACTTTCATCAAGCATATTATAGTGTTCATCATCTTGATTTATTACATAGCTTCCTATTACGTTAGGGGTAAATTCGTGTGCAGCTTCTGCACTATCTTCATGACCAATATACCATTTAAATGTATTAATAATATAGGCTTCTATTCCATTAAGAACATGGTTTTGAACCTCGGCGACTGTTACATCTTCATGAGCTATAATTTCTAATGTTTCTAATATTACTGTATCTTCACTTGCTTCTAGAATAACATTTTCATCTGATGTTTGGATAACATCTCCAACAGCAAGCTCAGTAGTAAATGCTGTGACTGATGATCCTTGTACTGTTGTTGAATTTGCTGCAATAGAAATTGAGCCAGTTTTTAAAGAAGGATACATGTAATTTGATTCTGCACCCCTGACACCTGGTACTTGTGGTGTTACTAATGTTCTATTAGGTGTGTCACCCTCATGAATGAAATATCCTGAACCATCTTCAAAGGCTAATACTTCTCCAAGTAAATCTAATGTAACATTACGAGTACTAGATTTTACTTTATCTTCCTCAGTCACCATTCTTGACAAAGATTCTCCTGTTGTTGAATCTTCAAATATAATCATTCCTTTATGTTCAGTTACGTGTATTGTTCCGCCCATATCGTTATGATCATGACAATGATAATAAATTGTTTGTGTTATGTCTGGCATCTTTATTTCAACATAAGCTCCAGCTGCCCCAGGACCGATTGGTTCTACTACTGTTACTCCTTCCGTATAGGCCGTTCCACCCCCATGATGTCCATCTGCTGTTAGAGAAAGTCTAAATGGATGAGCACTACTTGATGAATCACTATGATCAAAACGATAAGTTATGCCTCCTTGTAAAAGAAGTTTGGCCTGTGATACACCATCTATAACAAATTTGGAATTAACAACAGTTACAGTTTTAATGATTATAGTGGTATCCGGATCTTCCAACACTACATGATATCCGGTAGATTCTTTCAAAATAATCTCTTTATCACTATAAACATTATTCGCAGCCATTTCCTGTTCAGTAAGTAAACGTGTTCCATCTTCATTACCAAGATGTAGAATACCATCTTCCATCATTAAATGCCAATCAAGAGTCTCATAAAGATAATATTCTATTTCTGGCTTGACAACAGCTGGGTGACTTCTTTCTACAATAGCATAAGTAGTATCTTCATGAATAAGATGAGAATCATCTTCCATTCTTAAGTGATAACCCATTGTATCATAAATGTATGTCTCTATTTCGTAAACTGGCGTTTTTACATAATCTTCTTCAGACAACATCCTTGTACCATCTTCATACCATATATGAGATGTGTCTTCCATTCGTAGATGCCAATGTGTAGTCTCAACAAGATTAAATATTACATCAAGTGCGTTGTTGTTATTTACACCATATTCATCTTCTACTGTAAAATAAGAATTACTTAGACCAGAGCCAATGCCACTTTCATTAATTAAAGGTGAACCATCTTCTGCTATAATACAATTATAATG